GATTACTATGCTTCTTATCTTTTTGTACTTTAATAGCATCAATATCTATTTCCATCTGTACCTGTGTTTTGCCATCATCAGGACATGTGACATTCACATCTATCATTTCACCAACAGATTTAGCACGAACATTTAAGAAGATAAATTCAATATCAAATGTTGCCAACTCTAGTACTTTAACACCTTTTGTTAGGATACATTCTGATAGGATTTCAACAATAGCATCAGTAATCTGCTTTATATCCTCCGATTCTAATGCCATAATAAGAATCTTTTCTTCTTTAACTAAAAAAGGGCGATATCTAATCTTCTTTCCAGTAGAAGGGATTGCCAACTCATATGTTGGAGTATTAATTTTTGGTAAAGGCATAATCTATGTTTTTCAGATCGTATATTTATATATAAGGGTTATTAAGCATTTTCACGATAGAACCTATATCTATCATAATTCATAGTAACACTAACTTTCATAACTTCTGCTTCACCATAAGTTAAAGGAGTCGTTATAACAGATTTTGGAAAAGCATTAATTAATTGATATGTTAAATTAGTTGCTCCACTAACACCATAATTTTTCTCAAACTTACTAATATAAAATCCTGTACCATTTTTATAGTGTTTTGGATAATTAAGTCTACGGTAATATGATCCTACTGGTTCCGAATATTTTGATAATTCACTACCACCAGATACATAATCACACCATGCTTCAAAGAAAGTTAATACAGTATAGTCTCTATCAATATAGAAAGAAAAATCAATATCAGTTGTAATTCTTGTATGAGCAAACTCTTGCGGTACACCCATATAATTATCTTTTACTTCACCTGTAGCAAATGAACTTGTAGGTAAAGTTGCTTCAGAACAAGAAAATGCTAGTTTTCTTCTAAAAGTAGAATTCCAATCTACATCATAAATTGGTTTTAAATTAGAATCTTTAAGATACTCTAGAAATGGTGTAAAAGCTCCAGTTGAATTTTTTCCCCATCCATTTTCGATAAAAACTTGAAATTGATTCTGACGTGCAAAACCGCCATCGCCAAGTTGTTGTCGAACATTCAGATTGGTTAAAGTTTCTATGTTTGGGATGTTGGGCATTCTAAATATGTATTATTAGCCTTTTGTTATTATTATTTAGATGGCGTATAAAGGAAAGTATAGACCAACTAGGCCATACAAGTATAAAGGAGATCCAACTAAAATAATCTATCGTTCTTTATGGGAACGAAAGTTTATGCAATATTGTGATTCTACTACCAATGTACTTGAATGGGGAAGTGAGGAAATAGCATTACCATATCGTTCTCCTATTGATAATAAAGTTCATAGATACTTCCCAGATTTTTATATTAAAGTAAAAGAAAATACGGGTCAAATAAAGAGATATATCATCGAAATTAAACCAAAGAAACAAACAATAGCACCCAAAGTTCAAAAGAAAAAGACAAAAGGATATGTATATGAAGTATATGAATATGCAAGAAATCAAGCAAAATGGAAGGCAGCAGAAGAATTCTGCAAAGATCGTAGATGGGAATTTAAAGTTTTGACAGAAAATGAATTAGGAATCAAGAAATGAGTAGAGTTAAATCAATAAAGGACAATCTTATTGGAACTGAAGATCCTGATGATTTAATGATGGAAATAATTGATGTACTAGAAGAAGGTGGAAAGACTCCAGAACCAGGTGAATTTTATGTATTCGTATATAATCCTAAAACTCCTAATATTCAATATGATCAAAATCCCTTAGTTGCTGTAACCTCTGTATATGAATGGGGATTTAAAGGAATCAACTTTCATTGGGGTGAAGCAAGGCAATATACATGGAGTGAAGTTGCTGGTGGACTCTATCAAGTCAACTCAGATGAACTAAATGACCTCGATGCTATACCTTTTGCAAAATATAGGCTAAATAACTAAAAAGTAATATAAATGACCAGAGTATTACGATATCCTTTTGAAGCAATTACATCAGACACGGATTATTTACAAGTTACTGTTAAAAAATACCTACCAGTAGGTGTTGGTGATGCTACTCAAACATATATTAATACCAATGATAGTTCAACTATAGGAGATAATAGTCCAGCACAACTATCAGTAGAAGATGTAATGTTATTACCAATGCCATCTTCTATTAATGATAGAAATCAGGTAAAATATGGTCCAGATTCATTAGATAATTTTTCTGCTGCTATGGGTGGTGGTGCTTTTGATGTAATGGATAGAATTGGTGATAATATATCTTTACTCGGAAGAAATAAGCCAATAGATCCAGAGACTAATAAAAGTCCAGGAACGTATGGATTAGATGATATTCTTACTCAGGATGATAAAGATAAAATTCTTGGAAATTTTCAAAATCTTAGTCTTGGAGGTCTCGAAACAAGAATACTAAAATCACTTGCTGCTACTGCTGCAAGTGTAATACCTGGTATTAATGTTACTGGTACTCAGTTATTATCAAGAGAAAGTGGACAAATATTAAACCCAAACATGACTTTATTAATGAATGCTCCATCATTAAGATCATTCAACTTTCAATTTAAAATGACACCTAGAGATGATAGAGAAGCGAAACAAGTAAAATCAATTATAAGATCATTTAAGAAAAATATGGCTCCATTTACACAAAATAGTAAAACATTTCTAGAAACACCAAATATATTTGAATTACGTTATAAGAAAGGTAATGATGATCATCCATTCTTACATCAATTTAAACAATGTGCTTTAACAGATATAACAACAAATTATACTGGTGAAGGTGTATATGCAACATACGGGGATGGATCACCTATATCCACAATTATGACTCTTCAATTCACTGAACTAGCACCAATATATCAAAGTGATTATGGAGAAGATAATGATTTTGATGCAGATTCTGATGGTGTAGGTTATTGATATGGGATACTTCAGAGAACTACCAACTTTACAATATCTTTCACCTCTTTCTGATAGAAATAATATATCAGAATATGTGGATGCAAAGAATCTCTTTAAAAGAATTAAACTTAGAGAGGATTTCCAAAGTACTTTAACAAACTTTAATAAGTATCAAATTATTGATGGTGAAAGACCAGATCAAGTTGCAAAAGATGTTTATGGATCACCTAATTTAGATTGGGTTGTTCTAATAAGTGCTGGTATTATTAATGTAAGAGATCAATGGCCACTATCAGATAAAGATATTTTTTACTTTACAGAAAATGCATATGGAACTGCAATGAACGAAACTCGTTTTTACGAGACAATCGAAGTTAAAGATACAAAAGGAAGATTAATACTTCCTGCTGGTCAAGTTGTAGATTCCAATTTCAAATCACCAAGACCAACAACAGATAGTGATCCAACAAATTCTTATATTAAATATTGGGATGATGGAATAGTTCAAAGTGGAACTGGTAGGCAAGGAGTTCTTGTAACAAAATTCAACGTTACAACACCAATAACAAATTATGAATATGAAGTTAGAAAAAATAATGAAAAGAGAGGAATATATTTACTTAAACCACTTTATCTACAACAATTCTTAAATGATAGTAGAAGGTTAATGAAATATGACCCATCATCAGAATTTGTTAGTGATGTAGTTAAGAGAGTACATAATATTAGAATGCTTTCTCCATAAAAAAAAGACCCCCGAAGGAGTCTTTTTGTTAATATTGCCCTTAGATTATTCTTGAGCTAATTTAGCGAAGTATGATAGTGCATCATCTTCATCTTCAGTAGGAGCAGATTTTCCTGTAGTTGCAGCAGTAACTAATTCTTCTGCTACACCACGATCACTGTCTTCATCAGATACTTCAGGATCTTGACGTGCTGGTGCATTGTTTCCAAGAACATAACCAAGACGCTTCTTCAAATCTTCATAAGATTTAAATTGATCAGCAGCAACAAACTCTTGAAGAGAATCTTGCTTCTTCCATAATGCTTCCATTGCATCATCGTCATCAAGAAGAGGAGTAACAGCAGCAAACTCAGAACTATCATAGTTTCTGTATCCAGCAACATTTTTTGCCTTCAACTTGAAGTTTGCACCTTGCCAGAAATCAAATGGATCAATTGCTTCCTCATCCTCAAACTCAGGTTGCATTGCAGCAGTGAGTTTATCAAAGATTTTCTTACCATACTTGTATAAGAAAGTCTTACCTTCATTCTCAGGATTTGCTGGATCCTTCACAACATAGATGTTACTGATATATGTAAGTTTACGCTTCTGCTTACGAGCAGCATCTTTACCAGCATCTGTGCCATTGTTCCAAAGAGTAGTATTAAACTCTGAAACAGGATCCTTTTGACCAAGAGTAGTCAAAGAATTTTCAATGTACCAACCACCAGGTCCTTGGAAGGCATGGGAGTATAGTTTTACAAATGGTAGATCCTCACCATCGGGAGCAGGAAGAAAACGTATAATGGCATATCCATTACCACTTTTGTCTACGTCTAATTTCCATAAACGGTCATCATTATTACCGCTAGTGTTATTCATTTTTTCGACTTCTTTAACCAGTTTAGCGGTTAATGAGCCAAGCTTTGATTGCTTTTTTAAGTCTGCGAAAGACATTAAGATTACC